TCGGGGTTGTCGCGAACGAATTCGCGGATGAAGGACTTGTCGCCCCAGCAGCCCTCGTGGCTCTGGTGCCAGCGAAAATATTCGCGGGCGGGTATGACCGCCTTCAGTTGGCCGAGGCCGTCAACCTTGTGACTGCCCATGTCGCGGACTTCCGCGTTGGCCGCTGCCGCCCGTTTGGCGGCTTCCACGCGCTCAAGGTCGGCCTCGAAGCGCAGATGCCGCTCAAGACCCTCCATGAAGGCGCTTCCGTTACCCTCCTTCCACTTCGGTAAGAATACGTCGGCCATAGTTCAATGGTCTTTCGGGGGAAATGCCGCCGCCCGTACCCCAACGGACGGCGGCTAACTATCCCCCAAAAAAACTAGACTGTTAAGTTACCGCGAATTGACCGAGGTCGAGGATGCGGAGACCGATCACGATTTCGCCGGCAGTTGCGTTGGCGATGTTCGAGTCGGTTACTTCGAGCAGGACGCTCGTTGCGGATGCCGCGCCGCCCACGGGTTGCGATTGGCCCCCCGTGAAGGCGTCCCCGGTATTGAATACGGGGACCGACATTCCGTCCACGTCGAGAGCGTCGATGAACTCGTCGGGATCGCCGGAAGTTGTTCCGACGTCGATGACGAGTGTCGTAGTTCCCGCGACTGCGGTGGCCTCGTGGACGCCGGCCAACTCAACTGCCCCACCCGCAGGGATGGTAGCGATGGTCTGCTGTCCGGCATTGCCGATTGATTGTAGATCGAGGTAGGTCAGACGAATGACGTCCGTGTACCCGCGACCAGCTTCATTATTACTTAATTCTGCCATGATATATTTCCCCCTAAGTTACTGATTATCAAGAGAAAACACCGTGCGCCTTGGGGCTGTAGCAGGCAAGCCCACAAACGACGTCAACATAACCTCTTTTTCCGCCTCCTTGGTCTTCCAATTCGGTGCGGGATTCCGCCTTCAGCGTGAATACGCCAACGTACTCCGGATCGACTAAGAGACCGGCGTCGGCCACGACCGTACCGGGCGCGCCTGCCGTCCTCGAAACAAAAGTCGAAGGAACTATGGCAACGTTACCAAAGTCTCCTTCGTAAATGTTCACCGAGAGCGTGATCTTCTTGGCATCAGCGGTCTGCGTCACTTGGTAAGTGTTGCTGGTCGTTGACGAAGTTCTTGAGAAGAAGCTGATGTCCTTCTTGAGCGTTGCTCCGGCTATCAGCGTCAACTGGCCTCCGGGCATCCCGTTCGCGTTGTACAGTTCTTGCAGGACGCCGTTGAAGAGAACCTCCGTGATCGGCGTGGTGGTATCACGCGCCACGCACTCGTAGGCGTCGGGAACGTCCGACAGACTCGCTTCCAACCACTTGGTCAGTCCGCGAGTCAGGTACGGCGCTCCGGCGCCCGCGTCAGCTTGGCGGTCTTGAGTCGAGCAGATAGCCGTCTCGATGGACCTTTTCACCTGACGCGTGCTCTTGCCCTCGGCCTCGGCAAATTCACTTGAGACCCCGGCTACGCTGGTAAGCTGTTCGATGTCGCTCACCATGTAGCTATCGCGGAATTTTTGCACGTAATTCCCAAGACGCGCCCGGTTCACGGTGGCATTCTGAAAAGACGTTACGTCCTCGCCTTCATTGACGCCCGCGATGTTCGGGTCCGTGAGGGAGTCGCATTGCCATTCATTGAACGTAGCGGTCGCTTTTTTCTTTTTCGCGAGGGAAAGTAGAGGCGTTGCCTCTGGTTCAAGCACGGATAATATGTCTGTGAGGTCTTCCCGGTTGCCGGTGGTGTTGTAGCTCGCTGCTAGAGCCATGTTATTGCCCTCCTTGGGCTGTTAATTGTTAAGTTTTTACGCTGCCGCTCGTTTGAGTTGCAGGTACTGATTGTAGTCGGCCATCGAGCCGGATGCGTCAAACTTCGCTTTCGCCGCCGTTAGAGCTTTCTTCCCCTTTACTTCCCCTTTCGGAACCCTAGGCGCTCCCGCTGCCTCCACGTTCGCCGTGGGTGCCTTGGGCTTTTTCGCCTTGGGTTTGCTTTCCGCTTCCGCAGCGGCCTGTTCCTTCTGTACTTGCCGCAGTCCCTTTACCATCAATCCCAACGCAAAGTTGGAGTTGGGCAAATGGTCGATCAGCGGTTTGTATAGCGGTGATTCCTTCACCTGTAGGAACATTGCCATGTCCTCGCTTTCGGGTTCACTGAGGAACCCAAAGGTTTGGACGGCCTGTTGGTCGGATGCGAGGCGTTCCTTGATCCAAGCCTGCCTAGCCGGCACGTCCTTTCGCAGGATGCGCCGAGCTTCGTTCTTGATGTGGCGGAGATCGGCCTTCGTGTAGGTCTTCTCACCGTCCTTCGCGACGAATTCGTTGCCGTCGTCGTCGTATTGGACTTCGTTCTCCACGCTCTCCTCGGCCCATTCCATGAGGCTGTTCAAGTTCTCGGCTTCCTTGAGCAGTTGTTCATCAGTAACGGCATTCGACAAGGCGTTCTCCCGCAGGAATGCGGGAGCCTCGTTCGCAGTGGTCGTCTGCTGCTGTTGCATCTGCTGTTGGAGCGCTAGGTTCTGCTCGGCCAGAGTTTTCTTCTGGGCGGTCAGTTTGCCAAAGCGCTTCACGGCGGATGCGTTCAACTTCTTCGCCAGAGCCGTCGTCTCGTCTTCCGTCAGGGAGTCGAGATCAATGGTGGGCTTGGATTGGGTTTGTTCGGGTTCGGTTTCCTCTGCGGGCGGGTCCGGTTCGTCCGGGGCTTCCTCCTGCATGGCCTCCGCCAAGGGATCGCCTTCGTCCACAGCTTCTTCTTCAGCGGATTCGGGTGCTTCCTCGGGTTCGCCCTCCGGTTCGGATTCCTCCGGTGACTCCCTGCGCTTCAGTAATTGCGAAGCGTATTCGGCCATCGAGAGGTTACTCGTCTCGTTGGGCTGCGTTTGTTCTTCCACCGCGCTTGACGTAGGGGGCGCGGAGATTTCCCCTGCTTCCAGTGTTTCCACAGTGTTGACATATGTAACTTATTCCGGAGCGGCGCGCAATCCTTAATGAGAATCCATTATCATTAAGGGATCACAAAAAAGCCCCGCCCGCGTTGGAGGCGGACGAGGCTTAGGTGTGGTGGATGGGCGGTGGATAAGCGGTTACCGTCCCAAATTTGCTATGAAATCCAGTTCCTCGTCAATAGCCTCCAATTTTCCCGTTAGCATGAAGTGGCGGTTTACGTTCTCGATCACCTCCTGCGTCTGGAGTTGCCGGATGACCTCCTCGCGTTGGAGTTCGCGGAACTTGATGAACTCCAGAAAATTTGGTTCGCCCTTCAGTTGGGCCATCGCTTGTTGGGCCTCTTCGAGGTCGAAGTCGTGGTAAGTTTTGCGAAGCGGGCTTTCCCGCCCCGTGAAAAAGTTTATGACGCTCACTTTCGGCGCATCTTTCTCAAGGTCTGGGCAAGTCGAGCCTGACGCTTGGTGCGGGTAGATGCCCTCGATCCCTTCTTTAGAACTTGATTTGCGTAGGCGGCGACTGATTTCTTCGCCCGCTTCGCCTTCTTGGCGAAGGCTCCTGGGCGCTTGACTGCTCCCTTGATCCAGTTCTTCTTTTTAACCATTATTTCTTCTTTCCCTTCGCCCGCTGGCGGGCGTAGTAAGCCATTAATTGTTTCTTGCTCAAAATTCTCCCCGTGGGGGATTTGTACTTTCCGTTCTTCAGGCGCTTGAAAGGCATTTTTAACGAGTCCCCGAATAAATGATGCTTAATGCCAGTAGAAGGAGGTCAACCAGAACGTCGCGTTCAAGGAAGAACAACCCAATCGCTATGAGCCAATACCACTCTCGCTGGAGGTCGGACAAGTCACTTCTTCTTCGCTTTCTTCGCCTTGCGCTTGGCGGGAGCCTTCTTCTTGGCGGGAGCCTTGCCGCCCTCCCATGCCTCGTTCACCTTGGGCGTGGAGGGGTCGTCACCCTTGAGCTTGCCGCCTTTGCCCCTCGCGCGCGCGGGTTTCTTAGATACGGGCGCCTCAAGCGCGGGTTGCTTGTGGAGGAAGTCCTGCATGGCGTGCTTGTAGAGGAACTTCCCCACGACTTGACCGGTGTGCGGGTTCTTTACGTGGAATTTGCCGCCGACGTTCTCGATTGAATAACCTTTCATCTTTTTCCTTTCTTGCCGCTAGGCTGCGGCAGTTTCGCCGTAAGGCGTGGGCGCCGTGCCCAACCTGCCGATCTCGGCGTTCTGTTTCTGCATGATCTGCATTTGAAGTTGTTTCAGGGTGGTCTCGATGCGGCCTTGTAGGGCCGGGTCGGTCTGGGCCTTCTGGGCAATGTCGGGTTGCTGGAGCCATTGCTGGAACATCTGCAACTGAATTTCGTGGGCGTCTCCGGGGCGAACGTTCGGGGGTACGCCCGAGTAGATTTCCGTGATCATTTGGCGGGCGCCTTCCACGGCCCGCGCGCTTGCGGTGTCCTTCGGGATCATTATTTGCTCGGCTGCGCCGGGGAGGATTTGCTCGGTGGCTACGATCAATAGTTGCTCGGTGTCGAGGACGCCCGACCGGTCCAGCATGCCGCCAAGTTCCGCTATCGCCTTTACGCGCTCGACCATCATGGCCGGGTCTTGAGTGGCTACGTCGAATTGGAGCCAGAAGTCATAACGTTCGCCCGCCGGACCCTTGGCGTATTTCTGGACGTCGTTCACGCCCGTCACCCGGAAGAACTCCGCATCGGGGCCGTATTGCTGGTACAGCGTGAAGACTTGGTCGAGGACGTGTTTCAGGTGGCTGAATACCTTGTCCACGGTCGCTTGCTGCTTCGCCATTGCCTCGGTCGGGTCTACGCCGGGGGCGTTGCGGCCAAAGTAGCGGTCGGCCTGCTCCTTTACGTAGCGACGAATCTCAATATTACCCGGATCGAGGCGCGGAGTGTCGGCAAAGCTGACTTCGTTTGGGACGCGGTAGGGAACCTTTACGCCCGGTCCCCAGGCGGTTGGGCACCGGCCCAAGGGGTGCTGGAGGGGCGGTAGCGTAGCCAGACTCTGGCGGTCGATGGCCGAATCGGTCTCGGCTTTCAATACTTGCTGTAAAGATTCGACCAATTCGGGGTAGGAGCGGGATGAGTAGAGGCGTTTACTAGTCTCCTCCAGCTTCGTAGTTATGAATGGGTACTGGCCATGCCCATAGTCAAGAAGAGAGTGCTTTCCGAAGAGGTTGTCATCGATTAGTCCATCCATGAAGACGGTACAGTAGATGCCAGCTATAGAATCCTCATCGAGTAGACGCTGGTAGCAATACACTATCGGCAAGGTCTGATCGGGCGATTCCATGAAGTCGTCGCCGTCGCGCAGGCGCCCCGCGTTGCCTACCTGCGGTTCGCCCCCCGCGCCCATGCTCTCGATGGCGGCGTCTACGAACTTTTCGTCCCAATTTTCACTGGCTACCTTGCTCTTCAGCATCTCCGGCGTCATCCGGATTACGTGGAAGACGTAGGGTGCCTCGTTCGGATCAATCGTGTAGCTGGGCCAGAAGACGTCCTCACTCGGGGATAATGCCTTGATGCGGGGTTGGTTCACCACGCGGCGGGTCACGGGGACCGTGGTCTCGCCCGTTTCACGCAGTTCGCGCAGCATCGCCTTTCCCTTCGTCTTGCTAACCTTGAATTGGTCCTTGAGCATCTGGGTCAATTCCTCGTCGAGACTGCCGTCGATGATGACCTCGGCAATTTGGGGCATGGCCTGCGCAATCTCCTCAAGGTTGATTGCCTGCTGCTGCTTCAGGTCGTGGGAGTCCCAGTAAACGTAAGTGACCGCCAAGCCCTGCTCGAACAAGTGGTTAAGGCTTAATTCTATCTGATCATAGAATTCGTCCATCTTGGAGTTGATCAACCAGCGGAGGAAGGCGCTAACCACCCCCGCCCGACCAACGTCGCTGCTCTCGACCGGGGTGGCCACGATGTGGGCGCGGCGGATGGCGGACATGCACTGGGCGATGCGGCAACTGATTAACTCGTCCGCAAGGCGGACCTCCTGGTCGCTTGCCCCGTTCCACGGGAAGACCGTCCCCGTGCTCTTTAACGGGACGTGCTTCTTGAAGTCGCTCGATTTGCCGCTCCATTGGCAATTGCGCACGTCCCAGTCGCGTTGGCGACGGTCAAGCCATTCACCCAAGTCGTCCTGCGTTTGAGAGAATGCGCCCTGGAGGTAGTCTATGTCCGGTTCCTTCGACGCATAGAGAAGTTCTGGATCGCTCGACTCCATGTGGCAAAAGTAAAGGTTGACGCGATTTGCGTCAAATCAATAACCGCCCCCGCCCGTGCACGCGAGCATCGAGTTCGTCACGTGCTCGGGGTCGGAGATGCAAAAATATCTGAGCGCATCAATGTAGTCTTTGAACTGCTCCGTGTTGCCGGAGCCACTGTATTCCATTAGGCAGGTAATCAAGTTCTCGCAGCGGTCGGAGACGTACAGGCGGGGGCGGTTGGAGTCGGTCAGGGGTTCCGAGTCGTCCCATGAGAGTAAGTCGTTCACGCGGGCTATGCCCGCCTCGATGTCAACGCCGGGAGCAGCCCGAAAAATGAACCCCAGTTCGCCCATGCTGTTGATGATGTTCGAGGTGCCCTCCTTGGTTCGCACGGTCGCCGCCCCCATTCTGGGGTCTACGATGCGCTCGAATATGTCCTCGCCCGATTCAAGCTCCTCGAAGTGGTCGCGGTAGTCCTCGTACCCCCAGCCGAGCGGGCGTTGAGCCGGTCCCGGTTTGCCCGTGCTGCGGCCGGCGTTGTTTACGTGCGGCAAGGCCCACTCGCCCATAGAAGCGTCAGGGAATTCCCGGTAGACGTAGACCCTCCCGTCGGGCATTACCGCCGCCCAGATCGCCACCCACGGCTTGCTCCCGCCGGGGTCGCATATCATGTAGCGGGTCACGCGCTCCGTGCCGTCCGCTATGAAGGGGATGTCGTCGTGCTTGATCACGTTTACGTCACGGTTGAATCGGGGGAAGCGCCCGTGGAAGTTCTTGGAGGGGATGCCGTACAGGCGGGCAAGCTTTACTTCAAGCGGTTGCTTGGAGTAGGTCTTGATCAAGTCCTCCCCGTCGATGAAGGGCGTTGCCGCCGTGCGCCAGTAGTAAATGTGGGTGTCGGGCCAGTTGCGGCAGACTTGCTCAACCGGCAGTTCCTTGCCGATCAACTTGCTGTACCGAGTCTCGATTGTTTCGGCGCCCTTGAGCAAAGTATTGATCAACGGAGTCCAGCCCTGAAGGGTCGTGAAGGTCAGGATCAGCCGACCCCGGTGATCCGTCAAGCGCGCCAACAAGGTCTCGAAGATGCTCTGGTTGATCTCCTCGTCGCAGTGGATGCAGTGAGCGCTCCAGCCCTCGAAGATTTGGCTGTCCGCAGCATATTGGCGGTAGTTGTTGAAGAAGATGCTGCTGCCGCGGTCCGCCCCCTCGTGGGTTACGGGCATGATGCACTTGTTGTCGGAGAAGCCGTTCTTGGCGCTGTATAGGATACTGTGCTGCTCCGACTTTTTCTGGGCGCGCTTGTAACGCATGGGCATGGCGTCCCAAACGTACCGTTGGCTGTCCTGAATGCTGCGCTCCTCGCTGACGTGCATGCTGCGTAGTTCCGCTTCGGGTATCCGCTGGGCCAAGTGCATGAGCATGCGGGTGGCGAAAACGGATTTCGAACTTCTGTTGCCGCCCAAAAGGACGTGCACCTTCACGTCCTTCCAATTCTCCATTACCCGGCGCCAACTGGGTAGCGTCCAACCCCACTTGATCGGGTCTTCCTGCGCGGAGGTCGGCGGCTTGTTCAACAAGTTGTGCATCATGAGAGCCTGCTCGTCGGTCAGGCGGTCAACCTCATCCGGACTCAGGGCG